ATTTAACTGGTCAGGTATTTGTACTGCTTTATCTTCTTGCTTACCCTTTGCCCACTCATATAATTCTCTAGAAAGTTCTAAGACATCATCAAATGTTTTAGTTGATGCTACACGATTAACCCAGACTTGCTCCTCATCATTAAATTCTATTGAACTATTACCTTTAAAGAATAAGTTAATGCGGTCAATAAATGCTAGTTCTGATATCTCCTCATCTGCAACACCAAAGAAATCCTTATGCCATAGTTCTCTATACCCTTCAAAGAACGACTTCCTAAGACCAGGATATGTTTGCTTCATCTGACGTTCTATGCGAGCATCCTCTATAACATTCACAAATCCTTTAGGAGCATCGATTGGAATGTTAGGGGTGTATAGAGCATGTCCTACTTCATGTCCCACCAGAAGGTCGTATACGGTCTCTGAAGCGTCCTTCCAGATAGGTAGGGTCAATACACGATTGTTAACATCAAATGAAGCAGTCTGTACCTGACGATGCTCTACAGTCAAATCTTCTGTTGCTAGTAGTTTAGCAAGTGTTCCTTTTACTTCAGCGTTGATTGTCATAGTCCCTCTCAGATGTACCTATCATAGCACTTACAGCAAGAGTGTCAGGTGACAAGGTGACAGTTTCTTGACTGTCACCCCAGTGTCTTATAACCCCTGCAATAATAAAACAGTTAGTGACGAGATAAGATATGAAAATAACAGAACGTACCAGAACAACGTAGCTGTCGTAGGGTTCAGTTTTTTCATCAGAGAAGCTACCCAATGCATACTTCCAAATCCTCCATAGTTTAATCATTCAAATAAATGGTGTTTTGATGTGCCAGCATTATCATTTGATATATTTCCAATGCCAGTCTCTTCGGTTTCATTTAGGTCATAACTCCAATCTTCTATTACCGTGTTTGATAATAGTCTATCAGATAAAAGAAATAATTCATCCTTTGCTGTTTTATAATCTGGTGCATCAAACCAGAAATCAATACACTTACCAATCCTCAACAAATGAGGTTCAAGTTGAGGGGCAACTCTTTTGGTGTTATTCATCACTGCATTACCAGCAGCATCTGATACAGACCCTCTCAACTTTACATATACTGTTGCTTTGAATCTCATTATTCCTCCTCAATTAATTTAGAAAAATCATTTATCTTTTCAAACCTAAGACAACGCTTAAACTTATCAATAAGTAAATCACCTTTATGTGAAATAACAAATAGATTAGTACCTCCACCTAACTTTAAAAGTATAGAAAGTAATTCACCTGTAGCAGATGCATCAAGAGAACTATCAAATACTTCATCAAGTATAAGAAGATTAGTAGCAGCAGAATTCTTCATCCTTGCTACTTCTCTCCATGTAAAGAGAAGTGCTAGATCTATCTTCTGCTTTTCACCTTCAGAGAAAGAAGAGTAACTAAACTCATCTCTAAATCTACTCTTGATAACTTCATTAAACTCTTCATCCAATGTAAAGTTAACAAAGAAATCCATCGTATGAAGATACTTATTAATAAGGTTATTAAATACAGGAATGTATTTCTTAATAACTTGCTTCTTAATACCAGAGTCCTTTAATAAAGATGATACAACTTGATACTCATCTATCAACTTACTTATACCACTACACTCATCCTGAACTTTATGTAATTCACTTGTAAGATTTTCTAGTATCTTTTTCTCTTCATCAATCTTAGGACTCTTCTGTTGGTTGAGTTCTTTATCAATATCTAAATTTTCTTTTTCTAATCTAACGATATCACGATCTAAAGATGATATCTCACTACGCATTTCATACAATTCTGAACAAATTCTTTCGAGTTCCTCAATAATATCTAGTGTATCCTTAATACTTTCTTCATATTTACTTGCATCATTAGTCAATGATACTCCAGTACTAGTCAAAGAACCCATTCGAGTTTCTTTAAACGTATCAGATATTACTTGAGTACATGTAGGACACTCATCATGAGTCTCAAGAAACTTAATTTCTTTAGTTAATCTTTTTAATTCTGTTTTTGTTTGTGTTTGCTTGTCTCGTAAGGCTTGTAATGCATCCCTAAATGTTTCTATTCCACTACATTCCTTTTCCAACTTGGTCTTTTCGGTTATCTTATCTTGTTTTTGCTTTTCTTTTTCTTTCACTTTAGTTACATTTTTCTTATATTTGTCTCTCTTCTCTTTGTTTCTAACATCCTTTAGATCTTTTAAAGAATTAATTAACTTTTGCTGTGATAAAACCCTCTCTTCTGCAATGTTTTTTAAATAAATAGTGTCTTTATTTTTTAAATTTGTACCACGAATTCTCTCTTTAAGAAGAGTATTCATGTTTGAGAAGACCTTGATATCCAATAGATCTTCGATAACTTCTCTCCTGACACTTGCTCCGAGTTGCATGAATGGGATAAATGTGGATGAACCAAGTATGACAACCTGTGTGAAACTCTTGAAGTTAAGTTTGAGGACTGTCTGTTCGAGGTACTTTTGTGTGTCACGTGTTGCTGCATCTTGATCAACGAATTTGTTATTTTTATATATTTCAAAAAGGTTAGGTTTAACCCCTCGAAAAACTCTGTACTCATCCTTTCCTATAGAGAAACATACTTCAACCTTTAATCCTTTTTCGTTAATACTATTAACAAGTTGTCCTCTAGTAATCTTACGGAAAGGTTTATTGAATAAAGCAAAGCACAGAGCATCTAACATAGTAGATTTCCCTGCACCATTAGTACCTACAATAAGTGTAGAAGCAGATTCATTCAATTGGATCTCAGTCCATTGGTCACCAGTAGAAAGAAAGTTCTTCCACTTGATGCTCTCAAAGGTAATCATTCTTTAGTGGGTTCAATAATCGGAGGTAGAATTAAATCTTCTCTAGTGACAATGGCATAAGCATACCCGAATTTATCACAATTAATAGCAACAGCCTCAACGTCTATTTCCATTAATTCTAATTTCTTCTTATAGTCTTGTTCATTCAACTGATACAAATACCTTTTAGCATCATCCTCTTCTTCAAACATGTGAACAGTTTTAACGTTCTCATTATTTGGAAGAGCATATACACCACCAGTATCTTTTTCAGTTAAAATAAACATTAGAGTTCAGATGCTTCCATGTATAAAGACCTCATAATGTTTTTAACATTACTTTTATCAACCTTAAGATCTATATCATCTATGTAGTTATCTAATAGAGTAATGGTGTCTTCGGTCTCTACGACTACATCACCACCTTCTATATCAACACTAAGATCTTCTACAATCTTAAGGTCAGCAAGTCCAATGTCTTGAAGCTGTCTGACAAAATAATCAAATTTAGTATAGTCACCTTTGTCTTCTACTATGAGTTTGACGAAGGTTCCTTTGACTTCTTCCTCATTCGGTAGTACAACTCCATTATTATAATACAACTTATGAAAAGTGTCAAAGGGATTTCTATAAAAAGTAGTTCGTAGAGTTTCCGTATCAAAGACATGGAACCCTCTTTTTTGTCCGTAGTCATTCCAGTATAGTTGATAGGGGTTACCAAGATAATAACAATTATTCTTATTAGATTTAGTATGGTAGTGACCAGAAAATACCTTAGTAAATTTCTTAAAGATATTCATATCAATACCCTTGTCCATCACATGACCTGGATGAGCTTCAAAGCCGTTAAGCTCAAGATGGCCCATACAGACAGGTGCAGTACTTTCTGTGATGCTTCGTAAGGTTCTGTCGTAGTTCTCATCACATATCCAAGGAAGGAATAATATATCAGTACCGTCATAACTACGGGTGGTAGGTTCATCAATAACATCTATATCGTATCCTCCTAATAACTCTTCTGGAGAGTTAATCCTTAATGTGTTCTTATAATATATGTCGTGATTACCAATCAAGGCAGTCATCTTACATCCCAATTCTTTAACAGGATCAAACCACATCTCCTTCGCTGCTTCCAGAGACATGTAATTAATAGATCTACGTTTATCAAACGTATCTCCTAAATTTATAATCTCTTTAATACCTGATGCTTTAAGAAAAGGTATTACAATTTTACTATAGAACTTCCTATAGTGCTCAACAAAATGAAGATTATCATTACGAACACCAAAGTGTTGGTCTGTTATGAGTAAGATTTTCATCTCTTAGTGTTCATCTCTACACGATTCTTTATCTGTGCATAGTCAGCACTAGCCTCACCATCAACTGAGAATACATGGTCATATCCAGACTTCTCTAAAATTTTATCTTTGATATCCATCTGACGTTTCTCTTTAGCAATACGTCTTAGGAATGCATAGTAAACTATCTGCGTAAAATAAGCAAAGGGATTCTTACTCTTCGCTGGATCAAAGTTGTCTATGTACTGTATACAATTCTCTATACCATCACACACCATATCATCCTTATACATGTAGTTGATGAAGTTAGGTCTATACGATAAATGAGTAGCAATTTTTAAAAAGCAACTACCGATATAATTATTAACTCTTGGTTTAGGTTTCCCCTCTCGTTCATTTCTTGCAATTTTGGCACGATACTTTTCCAGCTCCGCTAAGAACTTTTTGTTATCTAGATAGTGCTCTTTTTTCCTAGCTGGCATCTTAGGTTTAGTATACATTGAGCCTGTTATTATATAACGCTATTATACCGAACTCCAAACTAAATGTCAACAGGGGGTTGACAAACAGTTAAAGTGTCTGTAGAATAACAATGTCAGTTGTGAAGGGTTACCTCTAGCTATTCTTAAAGAGATCTTCAAACTTCTTACGTGCTTCAGATATTTTTCCTACCATACCTTCTTTTTCCGTGACATCTACTCGGTGCTCCTTCTTCAATTTATCCTTTTCACCCTGCCCGCGTTGCGAGTGGAGGAATGATTCGTAAACAAAGATCATCTCTCTTGAAAGAGATGCAACTGAAATAACATCCTTCTCGTTTACAATATAAAAATCTTCGTCGCTAAAGTTCTGCCACTGTGTAAATCCAATTCCTTTTACTGCCTTGGTCTCATCCATCTCTTTTGTAAATGATTGTACAACTAGAGGATCTTGAACGTATAATAGGTCGGTGGCAGGGAATGTTGTCTTGTCTCGTGATACAATTACTTTCCCAATAAGTTCCTCACCATTAACTAACTTAATAGTACAATGGAATTCTTCATCGTGTTTAACGTAGTTTAAAGTCATGTTACCTTAGTTTTACGTCTATAATTTCATAATCAAATTGTTCCTCGTTGTAAACTTTCACTCGTTCAATAAGATGTTTCAAGGTGTAGTTACGGAAACTATTTTTAGAGATATCATCTGCAATGTCAT